AGTAGTAGCAACTGATACAACATTTACATTCACGATTAGACTACATCACGGTGGTGGATACCTTGATAGAATATTAAAGATATCCATTGTTGCCAGTATAAATAGAAGTATGGCATATGATTCTACACAAATAAGTTCAAAACGACAATCTAGAACATGGAAAGATTTAAATTTGAATTTTAGTAAGAATCCTGTGACCAACGATATTACTAGATTGAGTGGGACTGAAGCTGTTAAAAGAAGTGTAAGAAATCTTATACAAACAAATCACTATGAAAAACCTTTTCATCCAGAAATTGGGTCAGGTATTAGAGATTTACTTTTTGAACCAGCAACCCCATTAACAGAAATATTCTTGGCAAAGAAAATTGAAGAGACTTTAGTTACCTTTGAACCAAGAGTTAGATTAATTGCTGTTAATGTTAATGCCTCACCTGATGAAAATAGTTATAGAGTATGGATTGAATTTTATGTTGTTAACCACCCTACTCCTGTTATAATAGATACATTCTTAGAAAGATTACGATAATGGCTACAACAACAAGTGCTACCGAAACAAAGAAATTAGAAATTACAGAATTGGATTTTGACCAAGTCAAATCTAATCTAAAACAATTTCTAAGAAATCAATCTGAATTTGCTGATTATGATTTTGAAGGTTCTGGTATGTCCGTGTTGTTAGACACACTTGCTTATAATACACACTACTTAGGTTTCAATGCAAATATGCTAGGTAATGAAATGTTCCTAGATAGTGCTGAAATAAGATCAAGTGTTGTATCACTGGCTAAAATGTTAGGTTATACTCCATCATCTGTGGTTGCACCTGTCGCTGATATTTCTCTTACACTTACTAATGCTACTGGCGCTTCGGTAACAATGCCTGCTGGTACAGCATTTTCTACATCCGTTGATGGTACGGCTTTCAACTATGTAACCAATTCAGATCAAACAATCACACCACTTGATGGTGTTTATGCTTTTTCAAATTTCAAAGTATATGAAGGCACAAGAGTTACCTTTGAATATACTACCGATAGTACAAATGAGGAACAAAGATATATTGTTAATAATTCAAATGCCGACTTAACAACATTAACTGTATTAGTTCAAAACTCATCAAGTGATACTACAAGTTTCACATATAAGAAAGCAAGTTCGATTGCTGGTGTTTCCGCTACTGATAAAGTATATTTCTGTCAAGAGGTTGAAAATGGTAAATTTGAAATATATTTTGGTGATGGTGTCACCGGGTTTAAACCATCTGATGGTAATATAGTTAAACTTACATATATTGTAACCAACAAGTCTGCCTCTAATGGTGCTTCAACATTTACACTATCAGGTACAGTAGGTGGATTTACCGGTTCAGTTTCAACAAATTCAATTTCATCTGGCGGTACAGAAGCAGAAAGTATTGCTTCAGTTAAACTAAATGCACCATTACAGTATGCAGCTCAAGATAGAGCGGTTACTGCAGCTGATTATAAAACATTAGTAAAACAAATATATCCATCTGCAAGTGCAATTCAAGTATGGGGTGGTGAAGATAATGCCGTACCTTCATATGGTAGAGTTTTTATCTCAATTAAAGCAGCTGATGGTACGACTTTAACTAGTGCCGAGAAAGAAGATATTACAACTCAATTAGAAAGTTATGCTGTCGCTTCAGTTAGACCTGTTTTATCAGATCCTGAAACTACTTTTATTACTTTAAAAACTACATTTAAATATGATAGTAATTTAACGGTTGAGGATGCTACAACACTTTCAAGTAGAATACAAACTGTTATATCGGATTACAGTAAAAACAATTTAAATAACTTTGTTGGTGTCTTTAGACATTCTCAATTAACTGGTCAAATAGACGCTGTTGATTCTTCAATATTAAGTAATATCACCACAGTTCAAATGTATCAAGCATTTAAACCTTTAACAACTTCTTTAGTATCACAAGCATATACGATAGATTTTAATAATGCAATTTATAATCCTCATACAGGTCATAATTCTGCTGTTGGTGTAGTTCAGTCAACTGGATTTCAATTAGATAATAATACAGATAGAGAGTATTTTTTCAATGATGATGGTTCTGGTAATATTAGACTTTATTATCTAGTGTCTGGTGTTAAAACTTATGAAAATAATACTTGGGGTACTATTACTTACACTAGTGGTGAAATTAAAATATCTTCAGCAATTATAACCGCTGTTTCAAATGTAGATGGTGCTACATCAACTACAATAAGGGTTACTGCAAAACCTGAATCAAATGATATTGCTCCTGTTAGAGGACAAGTATTAAATATAGATACAAATAATACAACGGTTACTGGCCAAGTAGATACAATTAGATCCGGTTCTGGTTCTTCTGGAGTAGGTTACACAACAACATCATCTTACTAAAATGGAAAACTATTACACCCTAAAAGAAAAAATATCTTCATTAGTAGGGCAACAAGTTCCTGAATATGTACAGGCGGATCATCCTGGGTTTGTAGATTTTATTAAATCTTATTACATATTTTTAGAAAGTGCTGAATTACAAATTACAAATATTTCTGAGCAGGATGAAGTTTTATTAGAAACAGAAAATCCAAATATCTTTAATAAATTAGTATTTGAAAATAATGATACTATTATTTTAGAAGAAAATAGTTTTGCTTCTGCATTTACTTTAGGTGAAACGGTTACAGGTTCGGTTACAGGTGCAAGTGCAACTGTTTTAAGTCCTGATACACCTAATGGGAGATTATTTATTTCAGCAAACTCTAGATTTAAAACTGGTGAAACTATTACAGGCTCTAGTTCAGGTGCTACAGCTACGGTTGGTAAATATCGTGCAAATCCAGTTCAAAATATTCAACAACTTTTAAATTACGCCGACGCTGATAAAACAATATATGACTTTTTATCATCAATGAGATTATCTTTTATGCAAGGTATTACAGAAAATCTATATACAGATGTTGATAAAAGAAAAACTATAAAGAACATAAAAGACCTATATCGTGCAAAAGGTACAGCAAAGGCCAATCAACTGTTTTTTCAAATGTTATTCAATGAAACTCCTGATATCTATTACCCAAATAGAGATTTATTAAAACCTTCTATCGGTCAATTTAATGAAAGAACGATTGTAAGAGTTTTACAAACATCTGGTAATATGTTGAATTCAATTGGTCAAACACTTACAATGGTAAGTGGTACTGATGTTGCAAGTGGTAGAGTAGAAAATGTTACCGCATTTAGCGTTGGGGCTACTTTTGTTTATGAGTTAGAATTAAATCCTGAAACAATAACAGGAACTTTTTTACATGGCGCTACAGTTACCGCTATTGATAATACTGATAATACACTGGTTGCAAAAGGTACAGTCAATACAATAATAGATAAACTTGCTGTGGTTAATGATGGTGCATTGTATAATGTTGATGATCTGGTTACAATATCACATTCTGCTGACGGTACTGGTGCCAGTGCTTTAATTGAAGAAGTAGGTAGAGGCGGCGTTGAAGAAATATTTATTGAGAATGGTGGAAGTAATTATGTTGTCGGTGATTCTGTTAACTTTACATATACAAGTTCAGATGGCGCTAGTGCTGAAGCTTTCGTTGCTGTAGTTAATGGTGGTTTTGCAGGTGAAACAGGAACATCAGCTGATCATATTGTATTAGAAGATGGTACACAGGCAGGTGATCCTTACGAAGGTGATAAAATAGTTCAAGAGGATGCAACCACAGGCACTGGTGAAATTACAGATATAAGAGTTACCAGATCAGGAGAAGGTATGTTAAGTTTACCTACTGCCACAGTAACCAGTTCTTCTGGTTCAAATGCTGTTGTAAAAGCATACGGTGGTGAAATAGGTAGAATACAAAAATATAAAATGTTAGATCAAGGTATAAAATTTAATGGCGGCACAATTACAGTATCAGTACCAACTTATATTTTTTTCACTGGTTTAACTGGATCAATATCTGCAAGTGAAACATTTACAAAAACTTCTGGATCAGGTACTGCAGGAGGTACTCTAACAAGTATTGATACAAATACAAATATAGCTAAAGTTTCAATGAGTTCAGGTGCTATCGTTGAAGGACAAGTATTAACATTTTCTGGTGGTGGTACAATTACTGTAAGTAGAGTAGATTTAGGAACTTCTACAGCCACATCAGCAACTAAGGTTACAACATCTGGTAGATTTACTACTCAAGATGGATTTATTTCAGAGAAAGATAAAAGAATACAAGATAGTTTATATTATCAAGATTATTCATATGTTGTAAAAATTGGTGAAAGTATTACAAAGTGGAGAGACTATATTAAAAAGGCAATACACCCTGGTGGATTTGCTGTAACCGGTCAAGTAAAAATATCATCAAGAGTAAGTGGTCAGATTTCTGTACCCGTTGAAGGTATTGTATCAGGCGTTGAAGATACACCATTATTTTCAACTTACAAATTCTTATTCGCTACTGTATTTGGTAGAAGGGCAGGAACACCAACCGGCGGCACAACTTTAAGAGCAAATCCTATGGTCGGTAATGATAATAGAGATACACATACTGCAAGTACAAGAGATGTCACCGTAAACAGAAAATTAACAGTAAAAATAGTCGGTGATTCTGAAGATTTTAATTTTAAAATAAGAGGTCAAGTTAGAAAACACGGATTCGCATATGCTGGGCCTAGACTTAAAAATGCATTTCAATTTGGGTTATTTTCAGGACCGTATATAAACGGTACTGGAGTGCCTGTAACCCAATGGGGTAATTATCATTTATCAGGAATGTTAGATAGTACATTAAATGGTACCGTACTTACATTAGCAGAATTAAATGATCCTACTAACAATAGTAGAAATTTAAAGACAAATATTGCATTCCCGAGTGAATTTTCTAAAACAGTAGGGGACTTCTCTACAACCACTAGGACTTTTGATAGTACTAGTTCAACTTTTGATGAGGACGATCTAACTTAATCGTATAAATAGTTCATATGGCAAAACAATCAATCAATTTAGGATCAAGTGCAAACGATGGAGGGGGTA